ATTTGAAAAGGCGTTTTCTGTAGAATCTACTGCTATTGACCATTCTTGAACCAGCTTAACGGCTAATGCTGTTTTTTTCTGTTGCGAATCCGCAACGGTGTTTTTATTAATTGTACTCATAATATTTTCTCTCTGTAATTTAAGGCTATGAATTGTTCATAACCATACATATATAATACCTTAATATGTAAAGTTTACAACCATCAAGCGGAAATAAAATAATATAATGGACTGAACAATACTTATACAATTATATTATATATATAGGGCTATACCGTTGTGAAACCGCAACAAAATCAGGCACTTACGGAACTGGCGACTTATCCACAGGTTATCCACAGGCTAAGTTATTGATTTAATTAAGAATACCAGAAGTTATCCACAAATTTCAGAAATGTTGTGAATCCGCAACGGTCAAATATTACTGGTGATTGACCCACGTATACCCCATACACCAAAAAATTTCTGGGACTCCTCACGCACTATATACATTGAGAAGTACATAAACGATTGGCAAAAAAGTCAAAACAAGTACCCCACCCTCCGTATATGTAAAGTACCCCCGCCATCAAATGTTTCACGTGAAACAAAAAATTTTTCTAGAAAATTCTGGAAAACCTTGGTACAGTTAAGTCTAGAGGCGGAGTCACTTAATATTAGATGAATGGAAACTACCTCCGCTTCTTCTTAAAGATAGCCATAAAGCATGGGGAAAAAGCTTACCTTAGTTAAACGTAAAGGAGGCAACATGTATTTACTTGCAAAGATAATGGCATCTCACCCACACCGTAGAATCAATGGTCAGTACAGAAGATTGTACTATCGTGGAGTAATGCCACACAAATTATAGACAAAAAAACCCCCAGCATTTTCGTGGGGGAAAGATATGTAAGAACATTATCGAGGATAATATTAGGAGTCCTTACATAGGGGGCTATTCGTTTTCATCTTCAATCACAAGTCTTCCTAACAGCATTTGCTTAATTATATTTAAGTTATCAAGTATGTCTTTTGGGTGCACTTCAATATGCGTAATCCCATTTTCGTCATGGTGTATAATGTTAGGTTCTGTTTTAGTTAACAATTGTTTTGTGTAAGCATGATAATAAGCGTTTTCAAATTTCTTTTTAACGTCTCTTGAAAGACCCAAGTAGTAGTATATAAATTGGTCTTGGTCTTGCTGAGTATCCACATCAAATAAATCTAAATGTAGAACTCCTTCTTTGGTTATATCCATTCTCATAATAAATCCTCATAGTATTTCATTGTTATTACTTATATTATATATTATACTAGCATTAAGTAAAGTAAGCTGCAAATTAATTACATAGGTGTAAACAGCGACACATGCAAGATCAAAATTCTGAACATCCAGTTATTGTACCTCATATTGATGACGATATAGCATTGCCAAAAAATGCACGAGAGGCCTTACCCGACATGTCTCCCGAAGAAGAACTCAGTATGAGGTCCAATACCGTTAAGCTTATATCTGACTTAGCAGGGGAAAACATAGAACCCTCGCAGGATAATATGGAACAAGCTGAAGAAGTTGCAAAAGAGATGATGGTAAATCCTGAACTCAAACCTGACTTTGATACTTATCCCAACGAAACCATAGCATACCTTGCTGGTATGGTGGCTCAAACAAGTCACATGGTAACTAAAGATTTAGCAAACATTAAACTTACAGTTCTAAACGGACTACTACAAGAAGCTACTCTAGCTAAAACTTCAAAAGAACGTATTGCTGCATTTAAAGCTGTAGGTGAAATTGATGGAGTTGACGCATTTAAGAAGAAAACAGAGATTACTCACATTAATCAGTCAGGTGAAGAACTAGAAAAAGAGCTTATGAAGACAATTAATGAGCTTAAAGGCAAAGTTATACGCACAACTGAGATAATAGATATTGAAGATGTGGAGGTAGACGATGATTAGTGCCGAAGACCTAGACTTATTACAACAAAATTTACCCAACATGTCTGAAACAGAGAGACAACGCAGCCTTAAACTATTGAAAGAGTACAAAAAGGACTTAACTAAGACACAAGGTAAGGCAAATTTTTTAGATTTTATTAAACACGTCTATCCAGACTATAAAGTAGGAGCACATCATGCGAGACTGGCTAAGTTATTTGAAGAGATTGCTGAAGGGAAAAGAAAAAGAGTCATTGTTAATATTGCACCCCGACATGGAAAGAGTGAACTCATTTCGTATCTCGCCCCAGCGTGGTTTTTGGGCAAACATCCTGCGAAGAAGGTTATTATGGCTTCTCACACTGCGGATTTGGCTGTTAACTTCGGCCGTAGGGTTAGAAATCTGGTGGGTTCTGATCCGTACAAGGATGTATTCCCTGATGTTTCGCTACAAGCAGACTCTAAGTCAGCTTCGAGGTGGGGCACGAATTTTAATGGTGAGTATTTCGCTATTGGTGTGGGTGGTGCTCTTGCTGGCCGTGGGGCTGATCTATTTATCATTGACGACCCACATTCTGAGCAAGATGCAAAGCTAGGAAAATCCGATGTTTTTCTACCAGCATGGGAATGGTTTCAATCAGGACCCCTACAACGTCTAATGCCAGGTGGTGCTATCATTGTAGTGATGACTCGATGGTCTAAATTAGACTTAACGGGTCAAATTGTTAACCAAATGGTTAAGAATGATGAAGTAGATGACTGGGAAGTGGTAGAGTTTCCAGCAATACTAGAAAAAGATGGAGAAGAAGTACCATTATGGCCTGAGTTCTGGCCTATAAAATAATTACAGTCAAGACGTGCGGCTTTAGACATAAGATATTGGAACGCTCAGTACATGCAGAACCCAGTATCAGAAGAAGGAGCACTTATCAAGAGAGAATGGTGGAATATGTGGGAAAAAGAAGACCCACCTGAGTGTGAATTTATTATAATGACACTCGATGCGGCTCAAGAATCTCATAACCGTGCAGATTACAATGCCCTGACTACATGGGGTGTGTTTATGAACGAAGAAACAAACAATTATAATATAATATTATTAGATGCTATTAAAAGAAGACTAGAGTTTCCAGAATTAAAAGAGTTGTGTATTGAAGAATACAAATCATGGGAACCTGACTCCTTTGTAGTAGAAAAAAAGTCAAATGGAGCGGCTCTTTACCAAGAGTTTAGAAGAATGGGTATTCCTGTAGGAGAGTTTACTCCTGGTAAAGGACAAGATAAGATAAGTAGAGTAAATGCGGTATCTGATTTGTTTCATTCAGGTATTGTGTGGGCTCCAGATAAAAGATGGGCACATGAGGTAATTGAAGAGTGTAATGACTTTCCTTCAGGTGCAAATGACGACTTAGTGGATGCGACAACCCTTGCACTAATGCGGTTCAGACAAGGTGGATTTATTAGGTTGCCAAGTGACGAAGAAGATGATATACCAAGTTTTAGAAGACCTGGTCAAAAACGTCTTTACACTATATAAAATAGGAGTTTATTATGTTATATCAATTAATTAGAAATAAAGCTAAATGGGTAGTAAAAAAACACAAACAACATTGTCGTATCATTAATGTTGTACTTATAGTATTATTACTAATCTGCGTTTTATAGGAAAAAATTATGGCACAAGATAATAATGTTGACAAGAGTTTATATCAAGCTCCTCAAAGTATGGAAGAACTTTCTCAAAACGAATCTGAGATAGAAATTGAAATTGTAGACCCTGATGAAGTTAACATTAGTGTTGATGGAATGGAAATTAATATTGACCCTAACCGTATGGATGACGATGAATTTGGTCTTAATCTTGTGGAAGAAATGGAAGATAACTTGCTTGAAGAATTAGCAGGTGACTTAATAGATGATTTTGAAGGTGACGTAAACTCAAGAAAAGATTGGTTAGACACTTACGTTGAAGGATTAGACCTTTTAGGTCTTAAACTAGAAGACAGAAGTGAGCCTTGGGAAGGAGCATGTAATGTGTACCACCCACTTTTAACAGAAGCACTTGTTAAGTTCCAAGCTGAAACTATGACAGAAACATTCCCAGCCGCAGGACCAGTCAAAACACAAATCATTGGTAAAGAAACTGATGAATGCAAAGATGCTGCCGCTCGTGTGCAAGAAAACATGAACTACCAGCTTACTGAAAAGATGTCTGAGTATAGACCAGAGCATGAAAGAATGTTATGGGGTTTAGGACTAGCAGGTAATGCTTT